CTTTTGTGGTCTTTGATTTCTAACATTTGTTTATTTAGTTTTATAATGATTAATGTGCCTGTCTATTCCTGAGATTGCGGCTTCTAAAGAGGCGTAATAACTAGCTCTCCAGTAATACCATTTGCCATGTAGGATTTGGTTATCCCAAGTAATATACATCCCTTTATAGGTGTATTGTTTTGACATTCGTCCGTTACTGTGAACGTAGGTAAACTCTTCTTTGATACCTTTCTTTTTTTGTTCTAGGGTTAGTTTCAGCATTTTTTTTGTTTTTACTCTTGTAGGGTTTTTGTTTCTAATATTTCTGTTGTTCTAAGGGGCAATCCTTCGGAAAGTTTTTGGAATATAGCATAAGCTATGTCTTTTTTAGTGCTAATGCTTCCACTAACGAATACACCATCTTGCTTAGTAAAATAGATCGTGTCATTTAACAACTGATCTGTTTCTTGTACAAATTCAAATTTCATAGGTTTTTTGTTTTGTTTATAATTATTTTGTAAAATTAGGAAGTTTTTGGATATCTTTCAAAGTTTTTTGTAGGTTTTTTGTTAAGGAAATCATAAAAGATTTTTGCTGGATTTTTGCGTACCAGATTTTTGCGAGGTTTTTGGGGAGTTTTTGCATAGGGTTTTTGGCAGGTTTTTGCCTGCAACTAAAAAATAGTCGCAAAATTCTACAAATTAGTTGATTAGTCAACTAATGAGCGTTAGTTTTTACTTTATGCTTTGCATATGCTGGCCCTGGCCAAAAATAGTATTTAAAGGCTGTTTTAAGGCCCAAGGCTGGCCTCTTTTTTTATTTTAGATAACTTATACATGTAAATAAATTTTAGGCCCTTAATGGGCTTTTAATTAATTACCTAGCCAGATGATCCTGCCAGGCTTTAGCGCTGCGGCTTTGTTGATCCTGGCCCTGGCTTGCTTTCTTTACTATCTGGCCCAGTTCCTGGCTGTAAAGATCTTTAAGAAATTCTAGCCAATACCTTTGCGCTGGATCGTTAATACTTTCTAAGCGCTTAATTTTGTTTTTTAGTGCGTAGATATTCATAAAATTAAAATTGAATAGATCCTGGCCCAGCTTCGAACTGGCTAGCCCTTATATTGCCCAGGATATAAAAAAGCCCCAGACAATTAAGCCCAGGGCAAAAAAAATATATTTTTTAGCTATATGAGTACTTTACGCCTCTAGCTTTTAGGTCCTTAATTGCAGCGCTGGCCTTCGATCCTTTCGGCTGCTGGCCATGTATTAACAGCGCGAAGCTTTGCTCTGTCTTATAGGCTGCTTCGTCTGTGTGATCTATTGCAAGCCCTAGCGCCTGCGCTTCCTCTGGGCTGTAAACTACCTTAGCAAATTTTAGGTTATTCTCTTTGATTTTGTGGTCATGTTTACCGCCCTCGCTTGCGTTAAGTTTGAAATTGTCTGGGATTGTTAAAATATTATTTACCCAATAGGTTAAGCTAGTCGTGTATGCATAAAAAATAACATTAGGCCTTTGCTGCGCTACATGTACCCAGGCCCTAAAGTATTGATCGTTAAAAAAGTCACCTGCAACATGTATACGAACAATTGAAGCGTTTTTATGCAGGCTTTGATCTATAAGGGCTGCCATATTTTCGAAGCTTTTAGCCTGTCTTAATAGGTCAAAATTGTGCCAACGGGCCTTTCTAACAGCAGGGTAAAGCGCTTCCGCCGATGCAGCAAAGCAGCGAAATTTAGTATTAGGGCCGTCGGTTATTTTGCCAGTCACTGGATCGGCTTTAGTTTTACATATCAAAGCGAAAGGGCAGCTGTGGCCCGCAGGTAATGAGAAAGTGTAAATTTTTTTGTCAAGCTTTGCGTTACCTTTCTGAAATTTTAATAAGTTGTTCATGTTGTTTTATTTTGTAGTTTATAAGTTGTTTTTAGTCGCATGCTAAGGCCCAGGCTTCCATATCCTGCGCAGCTTCGTAATTTAGTCCGATGCTGTCAATAATTAAAATGGCTAAATTGTTGTTGATCTTATCATCTGAAATATTGTTTCCTCTAATTACGTCGATAACGTCGCTAGGCGCTAGGCCGATAATTCGGTCACATACTTTTGCGTCCTGGCCCAGGTAAAAAACTTTACCAAAGGCCTTAAGCTGCCAGGTCCTGCCAAAGCCATAATTGCCAGCGCTTGAGCCGATAATTATTTCGGCTGCTGCCCTAGCTTTAAGATCATGAGAAAGTACCTTTCTTTTTTTTGTTTGTGTTGTTTGCATGTTTATAAATTTTAATTGTTTGTTTTTATATCTTTTAAATATTGTTTAGCCTCTTTTTTAAACTGAAATAAGTTTAGTAAAGTATTTTTATTCATATCAATAACTAAATAAAAGCCCTGCTCATATATTCCGTAAACGTCCTGAATTATTTTATAGTTGTGCTTTGTCATGTTATTAAGTTTTAATTGTTTGTTAGTTCCTGCCAGATAGTTTTAATTAGTGTTATTAATAGAGTCCCAATGATTAGATAAATAGATAGATCAATAATGTTTACCATGTTATTTAATTTTAGTTAGTAAATAATCTGTTAATAACCTGGCCATGTTAGAAAGGACTAGGATAAATAAAATAAACTGAGTAATTAAAAGAAAGTTGCTAAAGTGTTGCATGTTGTTTTTTTTATGTTTGTTAAAAGTTTATAGTTGTATCGATATTGCGAGCTGCTAACATTGCGCAAAGTGAAAAACTAGGCGTTTTTAATGTAGTACTTAGGGCCTTTGCTGTAGGCTTTAAGTTGTTGTATTTAAGCCATAATAAGCCATAATAAGTATGCTCTATTAACTCGGGATACATTAGCACTCCGATAACATTTGCCGAGGTTATTTCGCTTTTGTTAGCTGTTAAATAAGCCTTTGCTAATTCAATTTTTTTGGTTGCGCTTGTCATGTTGTTAGTGTTTTTGGTTTGTTTGATAAATCAAAGATATGTAAACAATTTCAAACAATTGCAAAAAATTGTAAATATTTTTTATTTATTTTTTAGGTATTCGGTTGATCCTGATATATAAGTATAAAGTATACTATTATTCAATGTTTAATTAGTAATTTAATACTAAATAAATAAATACTATATTAATATAGTAAGTAATTAGTTACTTAAGTACTTTATAATTTAATTAGTAGTTTATGTATTAATAGAATACAAAGGGTAATTTTTACTTTTACCGTTTCAGTCACTTATCAATCATTAAATTATTCGTACTAACTTTGGTCAACCAACCACATTAATTAACCGATGAATTTAACCACTATTTTAAGCCTATTTCAGCCCCTCAAAAAATTAGTTGACAAAGTACTAGGGTTAACATGAGATAAACGATTTTTGGGGTATCTAAAGCCCATTGGTGACCCCATACCGTTTATTTTAGCGTAAAAGAAAATATGCACCCCTTGTGCCCCCCAATATTCTGATATAAAACAAAGATTTTAACATTTTTAAACATTTGAGATGACTGAACGTAAATTAGACTTGAGATATAAGAATGGAGTTGATAAAGGTGCAATGAGCAGCCTTAAAATACCTTTCCCAGTAAAAGGAACGCTAAAGGTTGTAGAGCAAGTTGATGAAAAGCCTAAGCAGTACTTGAGAGCAGAATTAGCTCAGAAGGAGAATAGAAAGAACCCAAGAACTCTATGTATGTATAGAACCAAACCAAAAAAATAATATGAATGCACAATTCAAGGAAATAGCTAAAGAAGCTTTTATCATAGCTTATAAGGAGAACTTCGGCAATATCACCATATCATGTGAGGCTTCTGGAGTCGGTAGGACGCAGTATAAGACTTGGTTGAAGGATGATCCTGACTTTGCTAAGAGATTAGCTGAAATCGAGCCTGAGGAGATAATGCTTGACTTTGGCGAACAAAAGCTAATGGAGAGGATTGCTAGAGGTGATACCTTAGCGACTATGTTCTTGCTGAAGACTAGAGGTAAGCGAAGAGGATATATCGAGAAGACTGAGGTGGCTCATGAAGGAGATGTGGTGAAGCAAATTACAGTCAACGTAGTTAAACCGAATCAAATTGGAGATATTATGAAGCAAATAGACGGAGATGAGCACAAAGCGTTACCTGAAGGTGAGATAATCAACTTTGACACTCAGACTGAGCCAGGAATGGTCGTACCTGCTTACAAAGCTGGAGAAAGTGATGAAATCCCTCTTTATAACCATGATAAAGGGGAATTATTAGACATTAACGAAGACGGAGAGTATGAAGAGTAACCACAATAGCCTTATTTCGCATTTTAAGACGATTCTAAGGCTTTTAATACTAGGAGTAGTACTATGTGTCCATTTTATATTTAGAGGGCTTAAATGAGCCTTAAAATAGCAAATAGGATAGACACCCCCTACCTTCCTATAAAACCAAAAGTTTTCTAATGGTAAACACACAACCAATTTTTTAATTTTTTTTCCTATGTCTTATGAATGTAACCACAAACATCGTCTTCGAAGTACT